ATCACCTCTTGGCTCTAATTCAAACCCCATTGATTTAAGACCAATACCGCTTTATAGACAATACAAAACACAAGCTGAAGAACTTAACATAATTGATACCCGCATTCGTTCATTAGTAGAGCAATGCAAGGTAACTGGAATTTATTCATCTATTGCTGAAGCTTCTGATATGGAAGGTTTATTCAATGGTAATGATGGCTCTTTTACTCCTATGCTTTCAACTGGAAATCAAAAAGTTCAAGATTTAATAATGTTTAAGCCACTTGGCGAAATCATTGCGACAATTTCACAACTTAACGATAGAAAAGACCGTGTTATTTTCTCAATTAGAGACATTACGGGTATTAGTGATATTGTGCGAGGCGTTACTACCGCTTCAGAAACTGCCACCGCTCAACAAATGAAGGGAAACTTTGCAATTAGCAGAATCCAACCATTACAAAAAGAGTTAGAATTTTGGGTTAGAGATTTAATTAGATTACTTTGTGAACTTACGGTTGAAAACTATACTGTTAAAGAATTGACACAAATGACTCAACTTAAAATTGTTGACATTAAAGCAATTGAAAAAGCACAAACAGCTAAATTAGATGCGTTGTTATTAGAGGCTCAATCATTAACTGACCCCAATAATCCTGAAGAAGTTGCTAGGTTAGAACAAATGAATGCTCAAGCTAAAGAGCAATTCAAAAAAACAATGAAAAAGCCTTTAGAGGATTTAAAAGGCTATGCTATTACACCAGAGCAAATTTCAGAATTAGAAAAATTAATTAAAAATGATAAATTAAGAACTTTTGCAATTGATGTTGAAACTGATTCAACAATAAAAATTGACCAACAGCAAGAAAAAGCTGATAGAATAGAATATATTCGCTCAATTTCTGAGTTTTCTAATTCATTTTTTCCAATGGTTCAAGCTGGAATTATTACTCCCGATGCTTTTAAACAGTTTATGCTATTTATTTCAAAACCTTTTAAAGTTGGTAGAATGGTTGAGGAGTCTTTAATTGCTCAAGAAGAACAAGAGGAAAAAGGACCAAGTGCAGAAGAAATGCTCGCTCAAGCTGAGATTCAAATTAAACAACAAGAATTACAACTTAAAGCTCAAAAACAAGAAATTGATGCACAATTTACACAACAAGAATTAGATATTAAAAAAGCAACATTGCTGCAAGAGCAAGCAATTCATCAAGATAATTTAGAATTTGAAGATTCTAACAAAGCGGCTGATAGAGAGCATCAACTAGTAAAAGATATTACAGGCGCAAGAACGGCTTTGATGAACTCGCAAGCAATGGCACAAACTGAAAATTTAAATCAAACTATAAGAGAATCTAACAAACAAACTTTTATTTAGGAGGGCTATGAAAAAATCTACAAAAAAAGGTGGTAAAAAAGGTGGAAAAGGTTATTAAATAATAATTTAATAATAATTTAATAATAATTTTTTTTAAAAATAAAATTTAATCAATTATGAAAAAAGGTTTATACGCTAATATTGCTGCTAAAAAAGAAAGAATAAAAGCAGGCTCTGGCGAAAAAATGAAAAAAGCAGGAGCAAAAGGAGCGCCTTCTGCTAAAAATTTTAAAGACGCTAAAAAAACTGCCAAAAAATAAACATGCCAAAAAAAACTGTAAGCTTAAGTCTAAGCAAAGGCGATAAATCTCCTTCGGGTGGATTAACCGCAAAAGGCAGAGCAAAATATAATAATGCTACTGGAAGCAATTTAAAGCCACCAGTTAGTGCAAAACAAGCAAAAAAAAGCCCTACCGATGCGAATCGTAGGAAATCTTTTTGTGCCAGAATGTCTGGAGTTGAAGGACCAATGAAAAAAAACGGCAAGCCTACAAGAAAGGCGTTAGCTTTAAAAAAATGGGATTGTTAAATGACTACTAAAAGACTAACTTATGTTGACGGCAAAGCCCATTGGATTGAAATTGATAATTATTCAACGGGTACATCAAAAAGAAATGTCCTTGGAAAAGATCCGACAATTGACCAATATATTAGAGATAACGGTGGTATTCAAAGCCACTTAGACAATAAAGTTTACACAAATAAACAAGATTATTTATCTTCTATTAAAAGAGCTGGTTGCCACATTAAAGATTATTAAAAAAATATTTGACTATTATTTATTAATTTCTATTCTGTTTTTATAATATATGTTTTATTAACAAAAAAATAATTTATGAACGATATTTTAAGAGAAAAATTACTAGAAAGTGTTGGAAAAATTGAAGATTCAAAAAATCCAATTGAAGAAGTAAAAGAAGAAGTAAAGGAAGAAGTGGAGCAAGAAATTGAAGATAATACACAAGAAGAATCAGAACCAACTGAAAATACACAAGAGGAATCAGAGGAATTAGAAAAATTAGAAGAAGAGATAAAAGAGAATATTGACAAGGGTATTGACCTAAAAAAAACTCTTAGCGGGCAACCACGAGAGTTTAGGGAAGCCGTTGAATTGATAAAAGACCCTGAAACACAAGCTAAAGTTATAGAAGCAGGCAAAATATTGCGTGCTAGAGAAGACCAAGTTAGACTTGAATTAGGAAATACAAAAAAAGAGATGGCTAATTTTAAAAGCTTTGACGAGTCTTTTAAAAAAAATCCACTTCAAACAATCAAAGATTTAGCAAAATTTGCTAATATTGATTTAAACAATCTAATAGAACCTGTTCAAGATGAGTACGATTATCGCACTCCTGAAGAGATAGCTAGAGACAACCATTACAAAAATATTGAGTTTAGACTCGCCCAGATTGAAAGACAGAAACAAGAAGAAACTACCAATGTAAATGCAAGAGAAATCGAGCAATTTAAGTCGGCTAAAGATAGTAACGGTGAGATTAAATATCCTCACTTTGAAAGAGTTAGAGGAAATATGGCGACTTTTTATATTGAAGGACATCCGCTATATAATCCTGATTTAACTCTTGAAAAAGCCTATCAAAAAGCAATAATGCTTGATGATGAGCTTGTAGAATTGAGAGATATTGAAATTGCTAGAAAAATCACGGAAAAGCGAAAAGAGGAATTAGAAAAAGCCAAAAGGCTTAAAAAATTCTCGGGAAGAACTTCAAGTGTGAATGTTGCCCCCGCTAGTCCAAGAGCTTTACTTGAAGATATTGTTTCTAAACATTTTGCTGGAGCGTTGTAAAAAACTAATATTTATAAAAATTTTTTATAACTTTAATTATTTAAATAATGCCTAATCCAAATTCAAGCATAGGTCAATTACTCACTACTACATTGGACAATTATGCTCCAACTATTATTGATAATGTGACCAATAACCATCCTTTACTCGAAAAATTAAAATCTAAAGGAAATATCATAAAAAAATCAGGTGGTGCTACTTTTCAAAAAAAGATTAGTTATGCAACTAACGGGACTGTTCAATATCAAGGCGAGTATGACACTTACAATACAACTCCTCAAGATGTAATTTCTACCGCAACTTTCGCTCAAAAAATCCTTACTGGTACTGTTACCATGACTGATTTAGAGTATGCACAAAATGCTGGTAAAGAACAAATCGTTGACTTGTTGGCTGAAAAAATGAAAGTTCTTCAAGCTTCATTGTCAAATCAAGTTGGAACTTCAATCTATGCTGATGGAACTGGTTCTGGCGGTAAAGATATTGGCGGTTTACAATTGTTAATTTCTGATGCTCCAACTTCAGGAACAGTAGGGCAAATTAACAGAGCTAATTATTCTTTCTGGCAAAATAAATTATATGATTTTTCAGTTGAATCAGTAACGGCTTCTGCTACCACTATTTTGCAAGCTTTTAACTCTTTATATCTAAGATGCCAAGCTCAAATGGGCGAACTTCCTGATATGATTGCTGCTGATAGCATATATTTTAGCTTTTTTGAAACTGCAACTCAAACAATTCAAAGGATTAGTTCTGATAAAATTGGAGCGATGGGTTTTGATAATTTGAAATATAAATCAAGTGATGTATTCTATGATCCTGAATGCCCTGCTTCTCATGCATATTTTATTAATACAAATCACATTTTCCTAGAATATTTAGGTAAATCTTTGTTTACTACTGGAGAAGCGACTCGTCCTTACAATCAACCAGCTTATGTAATTCCAATGACTATGATCGGAAACATGACTATTGATAATGCAAGAGTTCACGGTGTAATGCACGCTTAATTAATAATTTAAATAAAATATAAAAATATGTCTCATTTTACTCCTAACAATGGCTTTGTAATTCCACAAGCTATTGCCGATACTTCAACAGTTCAACTCTTGCCATTAGGCACTAGAGTTACCGCTGATGACACTGCATCTACTAATTACGGTGAAGGTGAATTCATTTACTTAAAAGGCGCTGCATCTACTGTTGTAGGTTCTTGTGTCCTTTTTAACCCAGATGATTTTTCAACTTCGTTATTAGCCGCCAATGATATTGGTGATGTTGCTTTTGCAATGTCCGCCAATGTTGCCTCTAGCTTTGGTTGGTATCAAATCTACGGTAAAGCTGTAGGTAAAGTTCTTGCTGGTTTTGCAGATAATGCAAATTGCTATGGAACTGCTACTGCTGGCTCAATTGATGATGCTATTGTTGCTGGCGATAGAATCAAGAAGTGCAAAGGTGCTTCTGCGATTGATACCCCTTCAACTGGTTTGGCTGAGCTTGAAATAGCTTATCCATTTGTTGATGATGGTTTAGCTGCTTAATTACAGTTAATTTGGAGGGACTTAAAACATCCCTCCATAATCTTTTAATAATTAAATAAAAAATATGACAAATCTAGTTTTAAATGTAAGTCCAAACCAATTAGTATCAGATCAAGGTTTATTAATA